CCCTGGTATGGGTGGACACCAATGAGTTCCAGACCCTCTCCAACTCCGTCTCCGTCACCACCCTCACTGGGACCATCCCGATCTCGGTGACATCAACAACCTCAGGCAAGGTTATTGCCATCTCATCGTCAACCAACCCGGCAGGGTACTACCTCCGAGCGGACGGTACTGGCGCCACGACGTGGGCCGCACTGCCAGCAGACGCCACAGGGATCACCAACATCATTGGGACCTCCCCCATCAGTGCCGCAGTCTCTGGCACGACGGCGACAATCTCCCTCAATGCCAACTACCAGACCGCAGGAAGTTATCAGGCATCTGGAAATTATGCTTCTAGCGTGAGTGCAACGCTACCGATTTCTGCTTCGCTCTCTACAGCGGGGGCAGTAAGTATCTCCATTGACACCACTGGATTCCAGTCATCGGGTAGTTATCAGGCCTCTGGGACATACGTCAATGCTGTCATTGGGACCTCTCCAGCCTCTGTATCTACCGCATCTGGGACCTCTACGGTCTCCATCGTGGCTGGAAGCATCAACTCCAGCCACCTCAGCGCAACCTCTGTTGGCTCTAGCCAACTCATTAGCCTAGCGGTGACGACATCTAAAATTGGCTCTGGGGCAGCAGCCGCAAGTACGGTACTAACAGCAGACGGTGCTGGTAACGCATCATTTCAAGCCGCATCTGGTGGCGGCGGATTCACGCCACTATTTTTGACAGGAGTATAAGATGGCAACAAGTTATAAGGTTCTTGGACAGATCAGCCCATCTGCTGCTTCTGCGACCACGCTCTACACCGTTCCTTCAGCAACCGAGACGGTGATCTCTTGCCTGGTAGTGGCAAACATCTCTACGTCAACCCTTGCATATCGGATTGCAGTTCGACCAGATGGGGAAGTCCTTGCAAACAAGCACTACCTTGCATACGACACAGTGATCGCCCCAAATACAACGACGGTGTACAACATCGCGTTGTGCATTAACGCTGCGGATGTAATTACCGTATATGCATCTGCTGTAGATCTAAGTTTTTCGGCATACGGATCAGAGATTGCGTAGGAGATAAACAATGAGCGTTAATAATAATCAAAATTTGCAAGCAAAAGAA